GAATGGAACAATATCATCGAGAGAAGAGCAATACGAGGAGCAGACATTGCAGAACAAATATATGATTATGCACGGAAAGTCAATGCTCCTGAGGGACTTGTCGAGTATACAAGTCGTGACCGTGCCGTGTTGAATGCTATCTGTGATAATCAGTATGAACTCGTGAAAAACACGACCGAATACGAGGTACAGGGAATACGTCGGTCTATTCTTGAGGATGTGGCAAACGGAGTCAACCCCAAGCAGACAAGCCTCAAGGAAGTACAACTCACACCCGTCAACGGACTTTCACCAGAGAAACGTGCAGAGATGATAGCACGTACAGAGACAGCGACAACACTCAACACTGCATCTCTTCAACAGATGAAAGATGAAGGAGTTGAAATGGTGGAACTGGTCGGGGGTGGAGTCAATTGTTGTGAAGACTGTGAGGAACTACTGGGTGTGGCTATGCCTATTGATGAGGCATTGGATATGCCAATCCTGCATCCAAATTGTACGTGTACTTGGCGTGAAAGCAGACCGCCAATTGATGCTCCTCATCCATTTGAGGAGGAAGGCTGGCTAAACCCATAAAACGAACTAACGAAAAGGAAACGATGATACATATGATTCAACGAAAAGATTTCAGAATACCATCCACGGCGAAAAGCATAGTGGAAGATGACATCTTGTACCTGACTGGTATTGCAAACACGGGACTCGAGGATCTTGTGGGTGATGTTGTCACAGAAGATGCACTCAACCAAATCTGCAACCAAATACCCAACCACAACCTACACATGGATCATGACAGCAGCATTGATGGTGTGCTTGGTCCACTCACAGATGGATGGGTAGACAGTGATGGTGTACACTTCAAAGCACGCATACTCAATGAGAAAAGAACACTACTCGAATCCTACCTCACTCAGGGAATCAATATGGGTGCAAGCATCAGTGGAGTATGCGAATACGAAAGTGGTAGCAACACTGACATTGCAACATGGCAGCTCACAGAGATAAGCTTGACACCTATCCCATGCGACCAAGCAACAATGGGGTCTGTTGAGATTGCAAAGTCATTCCGTGATGCAGTACAGGCAGTACAAGCAGTACAAGAAAAAAACAACAACAATGATGAAGGTGATAACATGGCAGAAGAAGGAACAAATGAACAAGTAACAATTGAAAAAGTTGAAGAACTCATCAACACAGCATTCAATGAGAAACAAGAAGACCTCATCGAGTCTGTGCGTGGTGAACTCAAAAGTGAGTACGAAGCAGTACTCAACGAACTCAAGGAAAGAATAGAAACTCTTGAAAGTCAACAAGGCGAAGGTAACAATGAATCCGAATCAGAAGGAGGAGAAGGAGAATCAACCAGTACACCTGCAATTGGTGAAGGTGAATCCAAAGCAGATGAAGATGAGGATGAGGAAAAACCTCGCAAAGAAGACGAAGAAGAAGATGATGAAGATGAGGATGACAAAAAACATCTAGAAGACATGATTGAAAAAGCAGTGCAAAAAACAATACAAGGCATATTCAATCCAAAGAACTCTCCATCATTCCACTACAAGAAAAACAACAAAGAAGAACAAAACGAAGAAAAGAAGGGATACACCCCTCGTGAATTAGCAGAAATGCTCACACAAACAAGAAACTAATAAGAGGCGATAAATATGGATAACGAACTTCAAGCACTATACGATAGCGTGAACAAAGCATACCAAACAACCAGCAATGCACCAAACATAATGCAAATCACCCCCGACCCAGAAATACATTCAAAGACAGTCGAGGAAACAAGCTTCCTATCCTTCCTCAGAATGAAAGGAAGAGAAGAACCCGTAAACACAAGCAAAGTATCATTCCTCGAAGAAACACCAGGCAACACCGCTAGTGTAATAGCCGAAACCGGAGACATCCCAGATTATGCAGTAACAGCTTACACAGAACACCCTGAAACCATGAGAACAATCGCAACAGGTTTCAAAGTATCCTTCATGGCACAAATGGGAACCACAGCACGTGACATACTCCAGACTGAAATATCACGTGGATACACACTCGTCAACAACAAACATGACTACCTACTCCTCAACGGTGACAGTACAACCAACCCACTCGAATTCGACAAGGTATGGAAAGATGTAAACACAGAGGACAACGACGGTGCAGCATTAACCGAAGATGCAATCGATGACCTACTCGGAGAAATCAAAGCAGAAGGTGGAAGTCCTGATGTAATCGTAACAGATAGTTTCGTTGCAAAACAACTCAAGAAAATCGCAGCACCATACAGGAGATACAACGACAAAGTCGACATAGGACTCGGATTCAGAGTAATCACCTACGAATCACTCAACGGTAGAGAACTCACAATACTCGTAGATGAAAATGTACCAACCACCACAAAAGGCAGTGGCGCATCTGCTACAACTGAACACGCTATGATGGCATTTGATTCAAGTACACTCAAAATCAAAACATTACTCCCACCATCCTTATTCGACTTACCAAGCAGCAACCTTGCATACAACAAGGCAGTAGCAACATTCACAGTAGCTCACAACCTTGCTCCTTGGAAGTCTGGTGTAATTACTGGTATTGGAGCAGGAGAATAAAGTATATAATCCAAAAAAAAATGGATTTTTTTTCTTTCCACAACAAATATTAGGAGGATGAAAAGGGAATGTACAACACAACAAGCGAAATGATTGAAACTCTACGCACCATGCTCGAAACAATAGGCATACAAGCAGATGAGTACACAGACACACAACTCGCAAGTATGATCCAAAATGCTGCAACACTCATAGGAGAGGAATACACAACCCCCCGCTCCGAAGTGGACTATGACTATGACTTCCATGGTGACCTGTACCTGACGGCAGAGTATCCTATCCTCGCAAGAGATTTGCAGATACAACTTGATGAACGAGATATCACAGAGTCTATAAAGTCAATCACGAATGAAGGAGTCATACACTTCAAGGAAAAACAAGACGGAGTACTACGAGTCACATACAATGTCGGACTCGCAGGAGATGTTGTACAGGAATACATTCTCCTTGCAGCAATGTATCTTGCAGCTGACAACAGTCACAAAGGCAATATCTCGAGCATAACCGAGGGAGATGTCAGTATCAGTTACAACACCACCGGTAACACGTACAATAGTCTTGACAGTGTCATACGGGGTATTCATGAAATGTTTGGGGCAAGGGTGAAAATGATATGATATTCTTTCCGAACATGACAATGAAAAGATACAGTCATGAATCATCGGGTACTGGCGTGTATGGTGAAAGTATCAGTCAATATACATACATTGAAGATATCAAGGTAGACTTTCAACACGAGAACAATCAAGAATTCGCCAAGGCGTATGGAGTAGAACGACAAAACCTCTACAAGATATACATCAACAAAGACACAAATCTAGGGGATGCGGATCTACTCATCGATGAAGATGACAAACAGTACCTCATCGTGGGAGAAATACAAGACTACAACCACTTCCACGATTACCGCAGGGTACACCTTGTCCGGAGTAGGGGTGACAAGTTATGTCAGTAGATGTGCAAATCAGCGAGTCACTCTGGAAAAAACTTGACTCCAAAAAACTATCCGAAGCAGTACGCAAATCAGTGCAAGAAACAACACGTGAACTCAAAGATGAATGCGTAGATTACTCCCCCAAGGTAACAGGAAACCTCAGAAGAGGATTCAGCTACGAAGTCACTGGGGGCGAGGCAGTAACACGAGCAAAAATCACAAACAATACTGCACCATATTGGGTATTCCTCGAATATGGAACAAGATACATACCAGCAATGGGAAATATCCAACGAGCAGTAGAAGTAACCGAGCCCGGCGCGAAAATCACGGCAAGATTCAAACAATACTACAAGCCAGGAGGCAAATAAAACCATGAATAACCTTGAAGGATACCTAGTAGAATTATTACAAGGCAGAATAAATGTTGATGGTGAAGCCGTCCCAGTAGTAAAACAATTCAGTCAGTCAAGCAACAGGCCTGTACTTACACTTGACTTGTCTCCAGGGGTTAGTACTAATCATGTGTATAATGACCCGGGTAGTAATCAGGTGATGTACGAGCGACATGCAACTGTGAATATTAATGTCTGGTGTGATACGGAGGAACAAAGAGCCGAACTCACACGCAAGATACTTTACTTGTTCCACTTGGAGCAGGATTATCATTACGCGTATTGTACTCAATATCGTGCGAATGGTGAATATTGCAGGCACCTCGGCGGGAAGTGTAAAGCGGTGGATACTCGTAATAATCGATGTCCTAGTCCATACTTGTATGAGTATCAGGGACTTCGGGAGCGTTGGAGTATCATTCCGGGTACTTTGAATGTTGAGCCTCCGTTTGACTTGGATGACTTGTCAGATCATCCTCCATTGCTTCGTAGTATTATACGGTGTGAAGCACAGTATACTATGTCTTTGGGTGAGTGTTCTCCTGTGGAGAGTATTAACTTGGAGGGCGCGGAGGGTGGATTAGGTGATTCATTGCTTGTTACTGGTTCTTTTGTGGATGAGTGGAAGTCTTACTTTAGTGATTTACTCGTGGAGATTGAGAGTCGTTTACAGCAGGTGCATGAGGTACTGCCACTTGAACAATTGCGGGAGTTGTTTGCACCATTAGACCACCGGCATGATGAGTTGTATAGTGATGTTTTGCATGACCATGACTCACGTTATAGTCGTTTGAATCATAATCATGACAGCGTGTATAGCAGGGTTGGTCATAATCATGACGCCATGTACAGTAGTGTGTCGCATAATCATGATGACAGGTACGCTAGTTTGAATCATGTGCATGGTGAGTATGCGACCCGTGCTGATATTGCCCAGTTGGTGGGTGATGGTCATGTGCATGATCATGTATTGTATATTACTCCGTTCAGGGTCCGTGATGGTGACTTGACTTATGTGTTGTGTGAGTTGGAGCCGTCGGAGGTTATGGTATTGGAGGATTTGGGTATGGAGCATTTCCGTGTTGCTGACCAAAGAGGACGATACATATTCCTGGAATACGATGAGACCATACAAGCGGAACGTACCTATCACCTACTTTATTATAGTGTTCATGAGGATGGTGTGCAGCAGGATTCATTTCTCCATGTGAATGATGTAACTGCTAATCAGGGTGATACTGTGGATTTGTATAGTAGTGTTGTGGATGAGAATAATGCACCCCTAGGTGAGGGTAGTGTGGATTACACCTTGGATATTGACGGGGGTGATGTGCCATGACGGAGCAGACTATTGGTACGGTGAATGTGACCGGGGGTAGTGCTAGTATTCAACTGGATACCACTGACTTATCGGCGGGTAGTTACCTTATCCGTGCATTGTATAATGAGAATAATACTTACCGGGGCGTGGATGGTACTGGTACACTCACCGTACAACAACAGCAGTTGGTTGACCCTTGGAGTGGACTTCTTGATTCTAGTAATTGGGGAAGTTATCCTAACGCGTCAAGTGGTACCGGGCAGACAGGCAATACAACCACTCTCACAAGTAGTGACTACACACTAAACAGTACCAGTCAATACCTGGAATTCAAGACAACCAAATACTACGTGTACAACCAGACATTAGCCGACCTCCTAGATTACTACAATGATGAATTCAGTATCATCGTGTATAAAGGTGGTGGTGATGGATGGTTTGACATGGGATTTGTAAACACCACAACTGGTGGTTATAAGCTCGGATATATTTCCTGTATTAGCAGGTCAGCATATGCTCGTAACCAGGAGAATAATGTTAACATATCCCTCGGGAGTAATCGTGATTTCCTGTATTCCTACTGGAATGAATGTACATTCAGTAAGGAAGGCTCGGATTTGGTATTGTATTGGCGGGGTCATGGCTCAACGTATACTAGTCAGGCTATTGCATTGGGGAGTATTGACCCGGAGAAGTATTATTTTTACGTGAAGGGTTGTACTCGTAATACTGTGCGTGTATCGGTGAATAGTGCGTTGATTCAGAATCCAAGTCGAGACCCGAATGAATAGAAAAAAAAAATATGGAAAGGATACAAATGGAAACGAAAGGAGAAAAAGTATGACAGAAAAACAACTAGGAACCGCAACGGTAAGCGGAGGAATAGCACGAACCAATTACACAATACCCAGCGACGAACTAATCGGAGACTGGACATTACACGGAACCTACGTGGAAAACAACCACTACCGAGAAGCCACCGACACCGCAGACTTCAGGGTAAGAATAGGAACCACCATAACAGTCGACAACGTAACCGGAAACAAGGGAGAAAACACCACCTTCACCGCTCACGTACTACACGGAGGCAACAACCTCGTAAACGAAGGAGTAGTACAATTCAAACTAGAAGGCAACATTATCGGAACAGGTAATGTACAAAATGGGGTAGCTACACTTGTATATCTCTTGCCTGGTACTGCGGGTGAGGGTGATAGTATCACAGCTAATTATCTGGGTACATCGACGTATGGTACTAGTGTTACTCAGACGGGGGCGGTACTTCATGTACGTGAAGGTGTAACCATCACCGTAGACACCATAATTGGTAATCGTAGTGGTAGTGTGACTCTCCAGTGTCTTGTTGAAGATGGAGAGGGTACTAGTATCACGGATACTAGTGTGGAGTTCTACGTGGATAATACCCCGGTGGGTACAAGTAGTACTGCTGATACAACTACTGGGAAGTACTCGTGTAGTTATACTATACCAGGGGATGCTGCTGCTGGTGTGCATACGATTCGGTGTGTGTCCTCGCAGACTAGTACTAACATCGGCGCTGAGGGTACGGGGGTATTACGTGTGCGTATGCCTGTTACAGTGACCATTGAGGATGTTAGTGTTAATATCGGGGGTACTGTTGATTTAGTGGCTCATGCGGTGGATGAAAACAACGCACCCGTAACCAGCGGACAGGCAACATTCACCCTAAATAACACCCCAGTCAATGATGCTCATAACGTTCCAATCGTGGTTGATGTGGATAGTAATGGTACAATCCGATTGAGTGGGATTGCATGTCCAGCAGGGGCAACAGAAGGCAAAACATACCAAATAAAATGCCTCTATGGAGCAAATGATGATTATATGGGTGCAACTAGTGCTAATGGTACGTTGACGGTTCGTAAGACGCCGGTACTTATTGTATCTGATGTTACAGCTAACAGGGGTGACACGGTCTACCTTAGTACCAGTGTAACCTACAACGATGAAAATGTAACAGAGGGTACTGTGACTTTTATTCTTGAACAAACATGACACATAAATTAGAGGGTGTTCCCGTGTACTGCCGACTACTCCCCGTAAAACGACAATACCGAATAGAACACCTCACCCAAAAAAAAGTGAAACAAGACAAAAAACAAGAAAAAAATAATGGACTGGAAACACCCCAGAACAAAAAAACACAAGAAAAAAACATAATAAAAGGGGAAAAATAAACAGAAAAAAAATAATAAAACACATACGGAGGAATAAAAAAAATGGCATATGACAAACTAAGCGGTGTATACTTCACCGAAAACGTGGGAAGCGTAAGCGCAACCACCACCACAACACCACTATTCATCATACAAACCACAACAGAAATACCATCAATCGACGAACAATACATCAAATTCCAAAACCTCACAGCATTCAAAACAATCGCCGAAAACAAAGGACTCACAGAAACAATCAACTTCATCGAAGAAACACTAAACGAGGCAGGAATGGTAAACAACGAATTCTACGTATACAGCATAAAAACAGACACAGCCGCAAACTTCACAAGAGTACTCGTAGACAGCAGTCACATGAGCGAAATAAGAGATGTCTTCTACTTCGAAGAAAGCAAAAGTGCAAACGGAAACAGTATCAATGCGAAACTCGGTGCACTTAAAACAGGTGCTAACACTTGCTACACGAATGGTGTAACAAGAATAGTATATGTCTGCCCATATGGTACAATCATGGACGCAGTTGAAAACTCTAGTCAAACAACTGCTGAAGGAGCATGCCTCGCCGCAATAAACACCATCACCAATGGAATCAATAGTGGAAGAATAAGTGTAATCCTACCAGAATACCCAGGTGCAAGTGCAGGAAGAGTACTAGCCGCACGGTACAATGAAGAAATAGGATACCCAGTAGTAAACACAGCAATAAGCGAGCCAATATTCCATTTCACCACAAGCGACATGATAACCCTACAAAACAAGGGAGTACTATTCATACGCGGTGAAATGCTACGAGGCAGCTACGTATACCGTGTCAACCTCGGAGTAAGCACAGCCTTCGGCGGAAACGGAGCAGACGGACTCCTACTCTCCAGAAGGGTATGTGACGAAGTATTAAACCAAGTCAAATACGCATGTGACGACTTCGTAAAAGCACCAAACGACATTGAAGGAGGACTAGTAACACTCCAAACCGACATTGACAATGTACTAGACAGATTTGTATCAGCACATGAAATAATAGAAGAAGACAGCGAACTCACAGTAACAGAGGGAAGTGACGTCTACACATTCAACGTAGCCGGTCAAATCAAGCCAATCAAAAGTACAATTGCAATAAATGTTAACACAACCATAGCATAAAATTTGAGGGAGGATAAATATCATGGCAAAAGATGCAAGTGGAAAAGTAATCAGCACACCAGGAACTGAAAGAAGATACGATCAAGAAGCAATAAGACTAGCTGGCCAATATATACTCTGTGAAAAAGTCAAAGTAACCGAGAAACAAGAAAGCACAGAGTTCACAGCAAGCCAACAAGTCGAGCCATACGCAAAAAGCTTTGGAAAAAAAAGTTATGAAATCCAACTCACAGGTGTAGACCCTGAACAAAAACCGTTCTTCAACCAATTACAACAGGAACAGGAAAAGTTCAGTGGCTACCTTGAAGGACTTCCAAACCTTCAAACGTATGATAAAGACCCACATACTGGAGTATTACGGTTAGATTATAACTTGCTCGCGGTGGGTATTGAAGAGATAAGTAAGGAAAACGCATCTCCTTTTGATGTGAAGTTATCTGCTTTAAAGCGTAAGTATTAAACTCCCCCTATTCTCCTCCCATTTTTTTTGGGGCATCCACCTACACTACTTTTTTTTAATGATTAAATTATTATTATTGGTGGTGAAAGAAAGAGGGGGAATTCATAGCACGGGGGAATTATAAGAGAAAAAAAAGGGGATAAAAGGGAATAGTACATAAAAAATAAAAGAAATTACAACAGGAGTTGAAATAAAAATGCAAGAAAACACACAAAACCCAATAAAATATAATAGTGAAAATGAGGATGATGGAGTACAAGGTGCAATGGAACTACTAAGCCAAACCACCTGGAAAACAGAAGCAATACAAATACCACTAGAAAGCCTAAAAGACGAACAAGAACAAGTAATAATAATCAAATGCATCAACGAAGAACCACTCACCGACGAAGAAATGACACAACTACAAACAATACTACACAGATACAGACCAGCACTACAAAAACACAAACCACTCGAAAGCATAGAAAACTACCACGACAACATAGAATACGTAGAAGACGAAAAAGCCTTCCTACAACTACTAGACGAAGAAAAAAAAGAACAAACACTCACCATGTACTACCCCCTCATGGACGGAAGAGAAGCACGACTAAACCTAACAGTCAAACCAGTAACTGATGCACAAGCAATCATGGACGTCAGCGAAAACCTAAACCTCTTCAAAGACTACACACAAGAAGAACTACAAGCATTCAACAAATACAATCAAGGCGAAAACGTCACACCAGAAGAACAAGCAATCGCAGAAAAAGTACAACAAGAAATAGCACAAGCCAACGCAAACACAATACAAGACACAGCAATAGAATTTCTTGCACTACAAACAAGCTTCACAGGCAAAAACAGTAGCTACGAGGACATGAAAGCAATCTACAGTCAAATGCACGTAGGATACCTCCTCCTCTTATTTGCACGTGTACGTGAAATAGCACACATTGACGATGTAGACACCGAGAAAATATTTCGTCAATCTGATTAAAGGATACCCCATGCGTGTCTATGTAGAGGTAGCTAAGAATCATGGATACACGATAGGGGAAGTAATACGAGGAAAATTCACCCCTGAAATAAAATTATTGATCATGTACTATAACCACATGTTCCGATTAGAACAAAAGGAGTATGAAGAAATGAAAGAAAAACAAGAAAAGGAGGTGCAAGGGTAAATGGCAAGTGTAAGTGACATAATCATCAACATCACAGCAAATGCAAGTCAAGCTGTAGCAGGACTCAACCAAGTCAAAACAACAGTAGAAAGCACAGTCAACAGTACACGCCAAACAATGAATGGCTACACACAAAGCGTAGAAGGAGCTGGACAAGGTACGGCTGATGCAATGGCAACAGCCAATACTGCTTTGAGTACATTTGAACGACAAGCAGGACTTGGATTCAACGCAGGAACTCAACGTACCGGAAGTTTCGCGAATGCTATGACCCGTATGGGAAACCGTGTAAGTACAGTCAGTACGAATGTGGGAAGCCGAATTAGCGGTATGGGTCGTACCATTCAGAACAGGTTGGGTGGTCAGACTGCTATGGCGTTTGCTGCTGCTGGGGCTGCTGCACTTAGTTTCAGCAAGCAGTGTATTTCTGCTGCTATGTCAAGTGAGTCTGCTTGGAGCAGATACGGAGCATTAGTCAATAGTAGTGGAGGTAACTGGCAAGCACAACAAAAAGAAGTGAAAAGCTGGGCAAGAGAAGTCAGTAACAGCTACGGATACGCAGTCAGCGACACCAGAGAAGCATCTGCCGCGTTGATGCAGGCAGGAAACAGTTTTGACTTCGTGAAAAACAACATGGCAAGTGTATCAGCACTCGCAGCAAGAACAGGTACAACACAAACAGAAGCTGCAAACATGATAACCATGGCATTAAACGGTCGTGCCAATGCGCTCCGAAAAGCAACCGGACTTGAGATTGAAAACTATCGAGCTGCCGATGGTACAATTGACAAACAACGATTAATGACCGACATCCTCAATCAGAACAAGGACGCATTGGATGCTCATAGTGATACCACAGAAGCCGCAGTACAAAGAATGGAGAACAGTTGGGGTAGTCTCAAGACAAGTTTGGGAATGGCAATGCTTCCCGTGCTTCAGACTCTTGTACCTATTATTCAGGGAATTGCTGATGCATTCAACAAACTACCCCAACCTGTGAAAACTGCTATCGCAGCATTCCTACTCGTTGGTGGAGCAGTCAGTATCGTACTCGGATTTATTGGTTTCTTTGGACCTGTATTCCTCTCTGTGGGGGGTATGATTGTCAGTGCCGGAATAAAGATTGGAATGGTACTAACAAGTATTGGGTCAAGTGTTGCGGCTGCTGGAGGACTTGTACCTGCACTCGGCGCGGCATTTGGTACACTTGCAACAACCATTCTTCCAATCATAGCAATTATTGCTGCTGTTGCCGCGGCATTCTACCTCTTGTATGAGGCAGGTAAACGGATGGGATGGTGGAATGACCTCAACGGTATGCTCACCAAAGTAGGGGAGACTCTCACATGGCTGGGTGGTCAGATTATGGGCTTTGCTCAATGGCTCACACTTCTCGTGACTGATTTCCCGCAGGCGATGAGCAAACTTGGTGACTTCATCAACAATATCGGACCTGCTATTGGAAACTTCATGAACCAACTCGGACCACTCCTTGGTCACATGGGTGATATCATCATGGAAGCCCTTGGTGGTATTGGTGATTGGATTGGTCAAGCATTCAGTAATCTTGATTTTGGAGCGGTTGCCGCTGCTATAACTCCATTGGGTACTATCCTCGTGAACGCGATTAGTTATTTCGGTCCAATGGTGATTGATGCCCTTAGTGGTGTTGGTGACTGGATCATGAATGGTTTGTCTGATGCTTTCAACTCTGCTCAGGCAAGAGTTGAGGAGGTAGTCGGAGGGTTCTGGAATGTCCTGACTGGGGCATTACAAGGCGACCTGGGCAGTATCTACGATGGATTGATTGACCTGTTTGGTCCTCAACTTGCTACTACAATCATGAGTGGTATATCTGCTGCGGTGAATATGGTTATGGGCGCTGGAAACCTACTTGGTAGTATTGGTGACTGGATAATGACTGGACTGTCCAATGCCCTCTCAGGGTTAGGTAATGCTGTTGATGGTGGTGGACTCGCTAGTGGTATACGAGCAATGCTCACACCTATTCCTACACTAGTCGGTGCATTATTAAGCCGTATTGGGCCAATAGTACGTCCTATCCTAGCGAATGCGTGGAATGGTATTGTTGCTACATTCAGACAATTGGCAACAAGAATTCTCACAACAATCACCAGTATACCTACACGGATTGGTATGGCATTCATGAGAGTAGTCACAGTTATCCGGCTACGAATTAACCAGGCAAGAGCAATAGCATCAACGTTGATGACTCAACTACGAAATGCAGTTGTTACCCGTATACTTAGCATACCACAAAGAGTCGGAATGATATTCCAGCTTGCAGTACAATTCATCAGGACAAGACTCACACGAGCATGGGCAATTGCAGGACAACTAGCAGGACAGATACGACAAGCCATAGTTGACAAGATAATGGAAATGTATCATGGTGTACAATCATGGTTCGGACAACTGGCAAGCAACATAGCAAGCTGGCTAAGTACCGCCGCATCCAATACATTATCCGGCGCGAAACAGATATATGACAACATTGTAAACAAGGTCAAAGAAATACCTGGAAAAGTAGCCGAGGAATTCGGAAAAATACCCGGTAAGATCAGTAGTGCATTAGCCCAGGCAGCAAGTGCAGCATTGACTGGTGCAGCTAATATTGTTAGTAGCTTCCTTAGTGGAATGAGTATAAACAGTCCTGGTAAGATCCAAAGATGGACTCAATGGGAATTCGAGTCAATACCACGTAACATATTTACAAGTGGAGTTGAAGCCTCTCGTAATGCTTACAGTGCAGCGACTAATATTGTAAGAAGCTGGACTGATGCAATGCCAGAAATACTACAACCACAAGTAGAATTTGCCAACACGCCAAATATTCATGACCTACGAAGAAACATACCAGTTGACACGCTGACCAGTAATATTCAACAGATGCACGCGGTTCCAAGCTCTGCAAATGTACTACCATCAACGACAAACAATGTACGTAATGAGGATAACACTCGTCATATCACTGTTGAGAATATTACACTTGAATGTAATGACTTGACACAAGCACAAAGCCGAAGAATACTCTACAACGCACTTCAAGGATTGTGATAACTGATGACATTAGATTGTACTAAACTAACCAGCAACAGTACCACATGGCTACGAAATGGTAGTAGTGGTGCACAAGTAACCGAGCTTCAAACAATACTTAAGAAGCTCGGATATTATACAAAGGCAAATGGCAAAGAACTACAAATTGATGGAAGCTTCGGCTCATGGACCGAGAAAGCAGTTATAAACTTCCAATCCAAGACAGGTAACACCAAAGATGGAAAAGTAGGACCGGCCACATGCAAATCCTTGAATGAAAAGGATAACGCTGTGACCGTGGCAAAAAACAGTACTGATGGATTTGACTGTACAAAGGTCAACCTCAAACAAAACCAATCCAATGATATAAACCTTGTAATGCAACTGCAAACCTGGCTTAAAGACCTTGGATACTATACTACAAGCAGTAATGGTACCGAGTTGAAAATTGATGGTAATTATGGTACATGGACTGCTGAGGCTGTTAAGAAATTCCAACAAACCATACCTAACCTCTCGGATGATGGATGGTTTGGAAGTAAAACCTGCCCAGAGTTAAACAAGGCCTATAAAGAATACCTTGCAAAGAAAGCCGCTGATACTTCCAAGGCTGATGCCAAGAAGGTAAAGAAAGCAGAGGAAATAGTTATTGATGCCACCGCTGCTAATTACCTGCAAGACCCTAAGAAGGCTAACTTTATCATTGAAGGAGTGTATATGATACATAGTGCCGTGGAGGACACGAGGAGTGTTGAGAGTGGTGACTGGCAGACAGTAGAACTACTCGGCAACAAAACATACACTTACCTTGGTCATTTACAGCCACGGGAGTATGATGTAACAGTATACATGCGAGAAAAAGAAGACTACCTGAAATGCAGGCCAGCATTAATACAGATGACTAAGAAAGTCTGTCAATGTAGTGGAAGAGACATCACCGCTGGTAAATATGTGATAACATGGTCTTACAGTCGTGAAAACAAAAACTGGGTTAAGATTGTCTTCCACTTACTGCAATACAGGGGGTAGAACATGGTTGATATGGATTGTAATGTAAAATTATCCAGTGGTAGTACTGGAAAAAATGTGGAAAATCTACAAACAGCACTACGAGCCCTTGGATTCTATGGAACGCAGTATAAGATTGATGGAAGTTTTGGCCCTGCTACTAAGCAGGCTGTTATTGACTTCCAGTCTCGTAATGGCTGTGCGGTTGATGGTGTGGTTGGCTCGGAGACTTGTCCACGGATTAAACAACAATACACAGCAAAGACAAGTGATACCACGGGTGGGTCATTGTTTGACTGTCCTAACATCTCACTATCAACAACTAAGGGTAGTAGTGAAGATATTAAGAAGCTTCAACAAGCCCTTAAAACACTTGGTTACTATACAAGTGTTAATGGAAAAGAGTTGAAGATTGATGGAAGTTTTGGCCAGTATACCCGGCAGGCAGTAATTGCTTTTCAGAAGGCAACAGGTAATAAAGAGGATGGAGTATTCGGCCCCCAAACCTGTGCCTCCCTTAACCCCCTTATCAAGACGGAAACCAGTAATGCAACGAAGGCCCCGTACACTATACAGGCAAGTAATGTACCTCTCTTTGCAAGATACCTGTCCGGTAAACTTGTAGTTAAACCTAAGGTAATTATCGAGGAAACCGAGGAAGTAGAAGTACAGGCGGAGACCACAACGGACACTAGCACAGATACAAGTAGTGAAGATGTAAGTACAGATACAACAACCACAGAGCCCACAACCACCACCACAACAATAACCAAACTAAGAATAGCAAGCCTAGGTGAAACCGGTGACGGATTTGACTGTCCAAATACATGGCTAGAACAAGGAAGCAGTAAAACAGAACAAGTCAAGAAACTACAAACCGGCCTGAAAAAACTCGGATACTACACCTCAGCTAAGGGAAGCGAACTAAAAATTGATGGAGACTTCGGACCCTACACAGCCGAGGCAGTACGAGCATTCCAAAGAGCCACGGGCCACGATGCCGATGGAGTATTCGGTCCTAAAACTTGCCCTGACTTTAACAAAAAGCTCGGTATAAGTGAGGATGAAACCAAACTCAAAGAGTACACCATCACAGATTTAATGATGCCTAACCCTAATGATGACTGTGAAGGACTAACACATGAAACCACACTCAGAATAGTATATGACTCAGAGCATTTGATGCATATCCGGAAAATGCAAGTCTGTGTATTAACACTCACGATGGATAATGAAACAGTATACACTCTTGACGGTTATATCAATGATTTGAAGGTAGTGCAGGAAAGCAGTTTATTCATGATAGAGTTAAGCATCTGTGGTTACACGGCCTTCCTTGAACAACAACTAGCAGATTATAGTGGAACCAAGAAGCGAAGCGAACACCTGAAAGATATTTGTAAAGAGCTTGGCTTAAAGTTAGAATTATCACTTGATGGTATGCCTGATGATGAGTTTGAAGTTAACCCGGTAAAGGTAGAAGCAAGCAGCGGTGGGGGTAGTGGAAAACTAGTCAGCATGAGTAATCAAGATTGTAATCCTGAAGATCAAACAGAAAGTGATACATGGGCAGACCACAGGTGCAATCCTCCACGATGTACAGCGAAAAGTAAAATAGCACATGGTAATAGTAGTGCACAATATGCACGTGACACGGCAAGTCACAACAGTTCTGCACGCGAGTTAGTTGAGTTCGTGAAAAGCAAAGTACACTATGAATACATTAATGGAAATCTGTACGGTGATAACCCGAAATCCAAGTATGGAAGAGAACTAGGTGCTAAGCGTTGTCCTGATGCGATTTGGACTACTGCTCATATGGGTAATTGTGCTAATCTTGCAAGGTTGTTGAAGGTTGTTTGTGACGTGAATAATTATAAATGTATTATCTGTCATATCCCCGGTCATTTCTACAACGCTATATGGGAAAACGGGGGTTGGACTGTTTGTGATTTATGTAATAGTAATGCTTATGGTCATGCAAATCACGGGAGTGTGAAACCAACCGGAACCTGGGATAACCCTCAGCCAAGACTCTGGTACTAATTGGTGGTGATGAAAAATGATAAGTAAAAAAATACAAGAAAAACTAACCCCTTCCATCCGAGAAATCGTACCACGACAATACTGGACTGATATCCCGGGATTCTACAATCAAGTATACATGATGGATTACTACATTGGTGATGAAATACGAAAAGTATACGTGCTGGGCTACTGGGGTGACCCTAACCCTGTCATCTGCTTTGACGTGGTGACATTTGAATTTCTTGGCGTGTCTACTCAAGAGTATGCCCTCAAGCATGGGGTGTTATTATAATCCACCTGGAACTATTAACGGGTGGTCATGTCAAATGTTGGAATGATGAAGGACGAGTGAAGGAATTTCCCAGCCTGCACATGGCATTACTTGAAATAAGGAAATGGTGAACAGTTATGAGTAATTATTACGAGAAAAGATTACAAGAAATCGGGGCAATGCTACACATGCAACGTGTACAAGAAACACCATGGCTCCGTAAAAAACTAAAAAATGAAAGACTATACATACTCAAACAATTGGATGGGGGTGAAAAAAGTTGACACTCACCACCCCTGAAAAAGAAGCAATTGTAATAGCACTCAACCATTACTTGCTAGATGAGTATCACAGGTTAGCAGATTACTGGAATATTGTAGAACATCGTAGTCTCGTCGAGGAGGATGTGTACATGTATCCTTGCCCTGTACAGAAGATCTACCTTGATGAAGAGAATTACGCTGTAACATATGACAGGCAGACTGTCTGGACAGTATACCTCAACGAGGAAGGTAATGTACTCTGTGACACTACCAGTAACAATCCTACCCCTCCACAGGAGTATGATAGTGTGAAACGTGAAGTGTACTATGACTTCAGAGAGACTATCCCTGATACTCCCGTGGATGATACTGTTAATGCTAATGTTGCTACTTTTGTAGCTGATTATGAATGGAAGCGTAGTACTAGTGGTGGTGGAGGTGTAAGAGGATGAAATTCGCAATGGCCATAGATGAAATCTTCGACTCCAGAAGTGATCTTGCATTACTTGAAGAATGTGCAAAAATTCTTCGTTCAAAAGGACATGAAGTTCAAACATGTGGTCGAGGCCCCAGCAATGTACAGAATTATATGCTCAGTCACTCTGCTGATGTAATGGTACAAGTCGCCGGTGGAATGTGTATCGGTACATTGTGTGATTTTTACGTGGGAATTCGTAGAGGTTATTATCATGCAAAGAAACTTGCTATCCCCATTTACACGAAAGGTTGGACCAAATTAAATCCTGACACATACAAGCCAGATAAAGGCGCATGGGATGATACTTTCAGTAAGAACTTGCCTCAAGATGAATTTAATACCTTCCTGAATAAGACTTTTGGTGAAGTGTACGCATCGCACCAAGATACCATGCTAAGTTTTAGTCATGGCAAATCCGCGGAGGAGTTGATGACTAAGATGCTTAGCAGCTCTACCAGTAATGCTACTGGTGGTGGTGGCCAGCAAGGTGGTACTACTGGCTTGGATCTTATCAAGCAGGTGGTTAGTGACTGGGACAAATACGGAGTCACACTAGACCTACAAGGAGACACACTCAAAGTCGGAAGAGCAAAGACTAGTGAAGCAATCATACTCAACGAGGATTGCATAATAAATGACAGTATCACATTAACGGATTTTGACAGTGACACCCCTAACACAGTGACGGATGGAACCAACACTATTAAAGACACCGCTCTTGTTGAACGCTTTGGTACAATCAACTATGATGAAGAAACCATTGAGAATAAAGGTAAAGCTTGGATACAAGACATGTTTCAAGTGGCTCTTCGTGGTCATAATCATCAGATAGACTTGAAATGCTTGTTTGACCCTCACCTGCACATGGGAATGTATGTAAAGTTAAATCTTCCTTCACTTGATATCATGGGGAGGTATTATTTTGTGACTAAGACTAGTATTGAGGAGGAATCCTGTATTGGCTTGACATTGGAGCCTGCACCCCCAAGCCGGTATCAAGAAGTAACCGAGACAACAGTCGCTGACACATCCGCGAAAAGTGGGGGTGATATGATTAGTATTGGTAATAATCTCGCAGCAAAATATAAATTCTGTGCAAAAGGTGCACGTGATGGTGGTGCAAAAGGATATGTGACCAGTACCTATGAAGATATGAAAAAAAGTGGCTGTGGTGATTGTCATGCATGGAGTGATGCACTTTACCAGGAGTTGAACGCGGCGGGTATTAAAACTCGGATTATTCAATATGGTACTAGTATGGCATGGAATCATCGTAGTGTACAAGTATACAAGAATGGTGGATGGGAAGATTACCCTTACAGGTCAACCAATATCTCCCAGTATGCAAGAAATACAACCAGTAAATCTGGTATGTATGTATGGAAAGATGCACCATAAAACCCCACTAAACGGGGAGGGGACTAATTATGACAAAGACAATAACAAACTACATGCTACGAAAAGAACTAAAAAACGTAGTAACCAAAAATGTAACCGGAAGCAGCACCGGAACTGGAGGAGGACAAAACGGTGAAAACATGGGCGACAATGTAACCCATGACATCAACCTATCCATGAAAACATTCCGAAAAATCAAGGAGGGATGCAAAGAAATAATCTGCAATGACAACACCACCGCAACATTACTAAGCAGCACCCCATTTACACGGTGGACTACCAATAAAAAAGCAGAACAGGGTGTAATCACATTACCAGTTGACTTAACTGCTTGTGTATTAACAGTGGATAAGACCAGTGTAGTGGTAGGTTATCACCCCGAGAATGCAGGTATATGCACAGACCTTGAATGCCTCGTGGATATGGGTGATAATGAAATACTTTTCAACAATACTTATGCGAGCTTGAAAGCAAAACACATCATACGAAATGGAGTTGAAACAGAATGAATGATATAAACCTCAAACATACCAGTGACAACCGTAAATGGGACTGGGACTTCAACTACACCGACTTGAATGTAGTACATGGGAAATACCAACGACTCAACGCAGTCAAACATGCAATACTACTAAAAAATGGGGAATTAAAACAAGCAATCTACACAGACAAAGGAAGCAACATACACGACTACACTAAAATGCCTAATGAAGAGTTACAACACGACCTGGTACGAGCCGCACTTGAAAGCACAGCAGAACAAGTGCAGGGAATATATGATGCCATGGTCGCAGTAGAAGAACAACACCCCTACGAGAACCATGCATCACTACACCTTATCACAGATGAAATGGAAGAAATAACACTCACAGAGGTAGAGATATGAACTTTTTAAATGAAAATCAACTGCTCGCTCTCATGATACAAAAAGCACAACAAAGCAATCTTATCAGCCTGAGCGACACAGTAATAGAAGAAGCACTCAATGGTACAAATACAGAAAATCAGTACCTCCTAGATCTTGCCACGCATGCATATATTTTATCGATATTTCAACAAGATATGATGGAAATATATGAGGCAACAGATATAACCACCGCACGTGGAAGTCAACTGGATAAACTAGGAAACCTGGTGAATGTACCCCGTATACCAGGACAACCAGGAATAATAGCATTAGATCTATTCCTTGACATGGAAGAAACCACAGAGATATACATACCTGAGGGAACAAGAGTACTCATAGACAACCTTGCTCTTGAAAGCTACATTGAATACACAACCGACATAGATGTAACTATACCGGCAGGGTCAACCACGGCAACAGTAACCGCGAGTAGTAATGTAACAGCATTCCAAACAGCACTGCCCGCGGATAGTGTGGTAGGACTGGAAGGTTACCCTCTTGTTAATGCAATCAACTCCGCTGAGGGAACAAGTGGACGAAACATTGAATCAGATGATGAATATCGTAGAAGAATACTACTTTGGCCACTCAAGAATCAACGAGGAAGCCAGCAGTCCTTCGAATCATACCTCTCCTCTTATGAGGGAGTAATACAGTACAAACTCGTACCACGATATAATGGAGTAGGAACCTTGAAGATAATACTCAACTGTCTACCTGGACTCGCATCGGAGGTACAAAGAGGAGTAGCAGAGAATTGCATGCTATACACTGACGAGGATGTAGTATGCGAGGAATACACCCCCGTACCCATCACAGTAGATGTACAAGTCACTACAAGCGCAGACCCACATAATGCAACCGGCCAAGAACTACTAGCACTTGTCAGAGAACACACAACGGCTTATATTAACGGTGGAAGACTACGAAACGGCACAGAAACACTAGGTCTGGGAATAGGTGAAGAACTGGAATTATCACAGCTTGTCACAAGCATACATAATGCTTTTAATGAGTTTACAAGTATTACCTGTACCAGTACTGCTACTGGCGTGGCTGTTGATGAAAAATACAATGTGACAAGTGTAAATGTCACAACAACAGACGCCTAAACACAGACGGAGGGGGATATAGGATGGAAAAATATAACACACACCTTCCAGAGTACTTGGGAGGACGTAACATTGAAAGACACTCACAAATAATTGAAGAAACAGACAGTACCGTCTACTCTAATCTTCAACTGCTACTAGAATGGTGTAACATTGACCGACCAATCACCATACAAAGAACCGCAACACAGGACACATGCACCTACACCATACGCGTACAAACCATAAAACCACTTCACACATTAATCATCACAGGCGAGTACTCCTACACAGCCAACTGGGCGGAGGATGAAGTAACAACCGAATACAATTACACATTCAACCTGCCTAACACGGGTGGAGTGGACATGCACAACTTCATAGTAACAATCAACACCTATGATGACGTGACACTACGCAAAGGATACCCTGAAAATGACACACCAAATGGTGACATGTATGATCATGATGAATTCCTTGACCGTATCGGTGCACTACTAGGACTTCCTCGAAAAAATTATATCCCATACCCATTAGTGGATGCCGAGGAGGCTTACCCCCCATTTATGGGAAAACAAGTCACCGGTGGGGTAGTACAAGAATGTACAGAGGATGATTATTACTACGCTGAACGATTACACAAGTTCACGGTGAACTTTGACAAGCAACAACTTGCACCCTTAATGCTTCAACTCATCTACGGATACAATGATATAGTGGAGGTGAACAGTACTCTCCTGGAAAATCAGCAGTTACTCGATGAGATTACACTTCAAGACCCTGATTTCCTTGAGAATGTGTCACCGGGTTGTTATATATTCATCATACCTGATGATAATCCTGTGAATTATGAGGACATCACCCAGGCACAGAAAAAGGAGTTTATTGAGAAATATCTTCCAATTACCCGGTATGCTGTACTGGCAAACAGTATCAGGACGTACTTGAATATTCGTGATGATTCATTGCATCCAAGTATTATACCTGGTAGTAACAGGGATACTGTGTATTATAGTACTTATGGGGTGGATGTGCGAACCATGGGTGAAGATGAACGGGTTAATGTACCCTCACAACTAACTTATCAGTTGGATACTTTCACACCAGTACTTGTTGATTATAATACTAATGGTAGTACCGTGTATACGGAGAAGCGATTGTTAAGTCCTGGAATACATTATGTAAGGGTAAGTTACCCTGCAACACTTGGATATGAAGCATGCACTAACTTGTACACTTTCAAGTACTTCCTTGACGCGTATAAGAATCTACGGGAGTATCATCATAGCTTTTACTACTTTGCACCTTATATACAACAAGCAGGCATGGGAAATACCTTCCAGGATACGGGTGGAGGATTTGTATACACACAGACGGATACCAGTCACCCTGACACATCTGATTATGACTGGTGGCAAGTACAAGCACCAATCAAAAATAACAATGATACATGGATTGTCATGGAGTATGACGTGGAAGGATTTACCAGTACACCTTACAGGTTTGGTACTTTTCCTGGCCAGAATCAGGGGTATACTTCGCAGAGTGATCCTACTCGTTATCTTGTGGAGCCACTTGTGGGCATGCACAGGGTGAGTGTTGTATTGCCTAGTGGTGATATTTATGTGGATGGCAGGCTTGCACAGCAAAACAGGGAAAAGTCACATAAGTATTGGATGGGTAAGGTATTCTTGCAGATACTTCGTAAAACTGCACGGGTGACAATCATGGAAACTCGCGTAAATCAATTCTTACCTTACTATCAGGGTGATGGTGGTGTGTACTGTTTTGATGGTTTCCTTGACTGGCAGGAGTATAGTGTTCGTGCTTGGATTGACATAGATACCCCTAGTGTTGAGGATGTGACGGTCTTTGCCGGTACATCTACGAGTGGACTCGATTATACCCTACCTCAACTGGAGGGTGGAAGACATTCACTCATGGTTCAAGTAGTAAACAATAAGGGGTACTTATACATTGATAACACAGAGGAAGGAGTAATGTATGATTATACTACGTGTAAACAATACACTTACAACCCCACAGGTGATAATATAGTGTATACACTTGTACGAGAAGACACCCCTCGGCTCTTCAATAATCCCTGTGACATGAGAATAGATGGTGATGTGACTATCCGGACAGTTGGGATAACACCTACAACACTACGCCCTGAAATAGAACATCACACTCCAGTAGAACAACTAACACTACAAGCAACTCCTGAGCTTGACACGTTGATGCATCGTTTTGTTGATGGGTATAATTTCCACTTTGACGTACTCCTCGATACGGGGGGTGAGGTGGTAACGGGTATTCCAGTACAAGTCACAGTAGGTGAACACACATATACACGGGTTAATACTGCTGGGGGAATAACCGTACCACTACACGTGGAGGACATCAACGAGGATGTGATACGATACACTCTACAAGTCAATAGTGGCCGGTACTACAAGGGTGACAGTGTAACTGGTGAAATAACAATCACCCCTGATGATGCAGTATTATTCTTGGAGTACCCTGACCTTGTCCATGGTGAAACATGCACACTCCGCGCAGTAGCACTACAAAGTGATGGAACACCAATCACAGGAAGATACAGAACCATCTTCAGAGTAGGTGGTATAACTGTGAAGTCTGGTGGGAGTGTAGCGTATGTGTACCCTGATAGTAATGGGGTAATCACCTTGGAGTACGCGGTACCAGACAACTACGCCGGCAAAACACGAACAGTACAAGTCATCATGAGTGGTGGGCCAATCGCTAAAAGATGGGATAGTGAAATACGGAATGTCAAAGTAAAATAATTGAATGGGGGTATACAAGAAAATGGATTGTAACAAAACAAACCTACGAAGAGGAAGCAAAGGAGAGGATGTGAAAACCATCCAAACCCTCCTCACCAACTTCGGATACTACACCGGAAGAATAGACGGAATATACGGCACATACACCGAACAAGCCGTCAAAGCATACCAAAAAAACAAGGGACTACTAGCGGATGGAATAGTCGGACCAGTCACCTGCCGAGCCCTAACCGGACAAAACAAAAATAACAACACCACCGACAATACAAGTAATGGTGACAAAACCGGAATATACAAAAGCATCGGTCACTTTACAGGTAGTGGCTGTAATAAATTAGGACAGTGCACGAAGACTTTCTGTGCACCTCACAGCATACATCAGACCGGTGCAAAGAAAGACCTGGAAAAATATGCAGATGAATACCGACTCGCAGGATGGGCAGGTACAACAAGTGCAGGAACTGGACATGCTGGAATAGAAACAGCATTCTACGAGCTTTCTAAACGAGCAGGTATAAAAATCAAGCTTGAATGGAAGAATTTATCTGACCTAGGTGCATCATTGAAGGATAGGATGCAAGCAATCGGCAGGATAATTGAAAACCGGAATAAATTCGTAATATGGCATATACTCTACAGAAAGGGCAAATCACAAAAGCCAGTAGGACATTATGAAACTGTGAAATGGATAGATATTAATAAGATGCAGATGGGAGTAATGAACAGCCTAGGCAGTAAATGTAGTAGCACATCGTATTGTGGTTATATGGAAACAAGAAATTGTAGTGAGATGGCAACATACTGCAGCGGTATAAGTCAAAAAAGCATATTAGTAATTACATTTGAATAAAGGTGATTAAAATGGTAAAAGATTATAATGGGATAACAGATTTTTCTAATTACTTCCGGAAATTATACGAAGTAACTGGACGTTTACAACAAGATTGTAATGATGACCAGCTTATAGAAGAGATTTATCCAATCATTACATGCCTGGAAAATAAACCAGATGACATGGAATTGCAGAACTGTGTTGATGCACTCCAACGGATAAATGATAAGCTATTTGGTATTTACATGGTTAAAGAGTCGATACTTGATTTCCAGGTGCTGATTAATAAGTTACGTTATTATGCTGATGCACCTGATGAGAAAGAGTTGATCTACCAGCATGATGATGGTGACTTCGTGCAATGAATTTGTTGAAAATTGTGAAAAAGAAATGAAAGACAAAAAAAGATATGTGAAAATATATTCTTTCATAAATATACCCTGAAGAGGAATAAAAACAAGAGGAGAATCATTTTCCTCTTGTTTTTTTTGGTATGCACGTATTGTTTCTCGTGATTTACTAAAAAAGGATATTTTTTGAACACAATTGTGGGGTTTGTCCTTTTTTCTTTGTTCTATGACAATGAATAATGTATGTTGCTAATGGAATTTAATATGATTACCCCTATATTGTGTTTTTTTTCATGTGAAAAATTGTATTCAGTATAATTCATTTGCCAAAGGAAACAATACACGTATACACATCCTCTTCGTGGGGTATGGTGTGTAGCAAACGGAGAATAGAAGAATCAAGAACAATCACAGTGAATACTTTGTCAATTGTATTGAAATTTCTTGATAATGCACAATGAGAAGACCTATAATACACTCAACACTCACCCCTCCTTGAAGGCAATGATTTTTTGTATTGATTTAGAAAAAAGAGTAATCGGAAAATTTTTTTCGGTGTCATTGTTTCTTTTATACGTTGCCTGATAGGAGGAGGTGGGTGTGTGCTCTTCTCCTGTTGTGCTGGGGGTTCGATTCCCCCTGCTACACTTTCCCCCCACTCCTCTTTCAGTTGTTCGCACCATGGAGAGGGGATGGGGGGGTTTAGAGATAACTCACAATAAAAAACAAGACCCTTTTGATTCTACTTCAATACTGGAGTAGTAGTCATTTATTCACTTTTTTCTGGGAAGCAGATGTGGGGGGAGGAGTGATGCCTCTCATTTGAGATGAGGATGTGTTCATTGATCCATGTCCTCCCCGGAAAAAGTGTCACCATTTTATACTAATTTTTTTTGAGAGGGTGTGCGATATTATTTTGCTATGTTAATGTTTCAGATGTGCTTATTTTTTAGGTGTGTTCTTCTTGTTGGTATGTGTTTAGTTGAAGTGATTTGACTGTATTATTAATGTGCATCTCTTTTCTTGTATTTTTGTATTGTTTGATGTAGATAGTGTTACTTTTTTTTATTGTTTCTGCGTGTTTTTTTTACTTCGTTATATCAGAGTATAGCGAAGTAACAGCTCATACCCCCCGAAATGTTGTACCACTCCAATAGTATACTATGGTAAGTAATGGTTGTACGGTAGTACAAACAATCCACACCCCAAAACATTAGTATAACCATCAACATATACTATAATCATGACACCCACAAACGATACAAAAATCCTCCAACGCTGGAGAACAAGAAACCAACTCAGCCCCCACACATACAAATCATACTGCAGCATCATGAAACACTACAGCACATGCTGCAACATGACACTAACCGAACTACACGACGAAGCCCTCAAAGAAGAAGACATGGGAATACCCCGATACAGACGCAGAGTCAAAGAACACATACTCGACTACTACAACTACCTCGACCAACAACCATGGACAGAGTCAACAAAAAACAACCACATCAAAGTCATACGAAGCTTCTACAAACACCTCGACATCGACATACCAGAAATACGCAACCACTACGAAGCCAAACCCATACCAGAACACAACAACAAAAACATCACCAAACCCCTAATCCGCATGATGATAGACAACGCAACCACCAGAGACAAAGCAATACTCACACTAGCAGCACTCACCGGACAAAGCCCCGACGAAATACGACACATCACCATACAACAAATAATCAACACATACAACACCGAACTAGACACACCACTCTTCGACGAATACGACATACTACAACGAAGAGAAGAAATACTCACACTAGCAGCTCCAAGACTCGACCTACAACGACAAAAAACAAAAAACAGATACTGGGTATACCTACCCCGCGAGGCAACACAATACATCATACACTACCTACACGAACGATGCTATGGATCCAACAAGAAACTCACAATCCAGTCACTACCAGACCCCCTCTTCGTGACCAAGCAGGGAAGACCATTCAGTATCACAGCAGTCGGAGCAATATTCACAGAGATAGGTAGACGATGTGGCTTTGAGAATCCACGTGACTTCGATGACGATACACGATACCTATTATCTCGGGAGAATGGTGAACACCGCATATGGCGGGCGTATAATTACAGGAAGTACTTCATCAACACCTGCAGGCGATATGCTGGAACACATGGCAACACGCCATACAATTTCACTGGACTAGAACTTGCGGATTTCTGGGTCGGACACACCATCAAAGGAAGCATACAACACTACATCCAATACAACACTGACGATGTAGATTACATGCAACAACAGTACCTGCAAGTACTTCCCTACTTGAGCATAGAATCAGAAGTGCATGAGTTGACCAGTAGTGACAAGGAAGAATTCATTGAGTTGAAAAGAAGATATGATGAACTCTCTGATGAATTAGCTTTGATGAAGGAGTACTTGGAGAGCAAATCATTCGTAGAAGAAATGAAAAAACAAATGAAAGGGGATTAAGAATGAATGATGATGTTTATGAATGGGAAACAAACACTAAGACAATATATGATGGATTATTAGTGTTAAATGGAAAGATAATCAAATACAACAAACTCACACTTAAAAGTGAAATACTCTACCAAACATGGAGGACAAGAGAAGGACAGACAATCACAATGAGATTCTACTGCGATTATGCAGAAGAACCTCCAAAGGAATATTTAAGAGTACCTGCTGAAATATCTTTAGACTTTGAAGACAAACATATCACTTGGGAAGGATTTCACATATCAGAAGATTTCAGTCCTGACGGATTCGTAATAATCGAATTAGATAGATGGCATCCATTAACAACAATGAGAATGGATATACATTACATATTGGAGGACAAACAATGAAATGAAGGAGGATTGACTGACATGGGAACTAATAATGATATTAAAATAAAAGTTGATATTCCTGATGAAGCTTCGGAAGAAACATATGCAAAAATAAAACAGCTCCGTAAAAAGTACACGGGACTGCCTTTAACAGACACCACAAAAGCAAAATTAAATCGGGAAGTACAGATATTTCAAGAGCATCTTAGGGAAAACTACCAGTACTCCTATCTGAAATTAATCCGATTTGAACTTTGTGGGGAGGAAGGTTATGTAGATGATGTGTGGACTGTGTATGTTATAAGTAAAGTGCATGAAGCATATTACCCTGAAAGAAAGCACAAAGAACAGTATACACGGAGGGAAATAAACAATATGTTATTTGACTTGAAGTTACTTGATATATTGTATTCCTATGATAAATTGTACCTGCCATCAGTTATTGATGAAAAAGGCAGGATGTTGAATAGGGGTGATGAACTGTATTTTGGGACTGTTCATGTAAAACGTAGGCGTGGAGTACGATTGGTACTATCTTCAATAGGAAATAGAACATCCCATATGTGAGGTACGGATTTACTGAAAAAGGAGGATTAAACAATGGATAAACAAGATATGGATGAATTAACTGATGAAGATGTAGAAGAAATACGGGAATTATTATCCTCAATACTGGAAATAGAAGATAAACCTCTCTTTCAACTACAACTATTAGTACCAGCAGTATATCTCATACTCAAATCAAACAATACAATGACAACAACTGATAATTATATTACATTAGGTATGGATGAAACAACAAAAGACAAAATATTAGAATACAATGACAAGATACAAGAAGTATTACCTGATGCAATTGCAGAATATGAAAACATAATGAACTTTCTTGATTTCTTCAAGGATGTGATTAATACAATAGAAAATGGTGATAAGATGGAGGACAAAGAATGAATAATCCACAGATAGAAGAATATACAGTACAAGTAGACGGTGGAGAAATAGGAATAGATGGAACAAAATACTTATATGAATCAATGACAATCACAAGCAAACTATGGAAAGAAGGATACCTGAAAGAACAAGAAATCATACTGGATATACACAACACCTCAATATCCTATGATGCAATAAAACAAATCAGACATAATAATGAAAACATGAAAGGTACTGAAATTATATTTGAAATCATGGAAAACAGGTTTAGACACTTTGGCATACTTGAAGCGTATACTGTCCTTAGAGATGAAAGTCTTTATAGGGATGTTCGTATGGATTCAGATGTAAAAATCAATATAGGGTTAGCAGGAAGTCATATTAATAAAGGATTGCATAAACTTGTAGAAGAAATGCAAAAACAAATGAAAGGTGATGAATAATGAAACTCGATGGTTTAAAAAGACAATACAGTGAAAACAATTACAGCCTCAAATATGGCGAACTCAAAATGAAACGAGACCACGCACCAGACACAATATGGCATTGCACCCGACTACATATTACTTCCATCACTCACAGAGAATATACTCCACTTGAGCTTGAAGGAGCAGGACAATTTCATGAGATACAAGACATCAAAATCAAATTTGTAGCACATGGATATGATCCTGAAGCAACCAATTACTTTGTCAGTGCTGACAAGGTCAATGGTGATGAGGTGATTCTACACTTCAAACTGGAAGACAACCAATTTGTTTGCAAGTGTTATGTTACTGAGTATTCATACATTGTAGCAAAACGTAAGATGGTTGTATGGTTTGCTACGAGAGTAGCAGATAATAATGTTGACTGGGAACTACACGAAGTTTTAAAAAAAATAGGTGAGTCTACAGAGGAAATTGTACTGTGCTAAAATGGTACTAAAATGGTACATATCTGTACCATTCTTAACCATCTACTCTTTTTTTATTCTGGATTTAGTGTTTTTAGACTGTCATACATGAAGTCTTTGTTTTCTTCAAACTCACTACCTACTAACACATACTTATCTTTTACTGGTCGCATTTGTGTGTATCCGTCGTATTCATTCCATTGTTCTTTGTACATTTGGTATTCTGGCATGTCAGCATCAGATACATATATTACTATTTTGTTTTTGTCGTCGGTGTATGTGTATGTCCAGATACCATCTGGTGATGAGGCATTGGTTATTTTGCCTTGATCTGTTTCTGGTACTGCTATTTTTATGCCGTTCATTTCTATTGTTTGGTTTTTTGTTGTGTCTAGTGCGTGTATGCTTGTTATGGTTGTTAGTGTTAGTATTGTGATGAGTAGTAGTATCGTTGTTGTTTTTGTGTTCATGGTTTTTTTACCTCCTTTGTTTGTTTGTTGTTATTGTTTTTTGTTGTTGGAGGTTTTTATATATGTATGTTCTCTTTTTGTGTTTTTTTATTCACTTGTTGTGTAATGTCTGTTGTTTTTGGGATGGTTTCTCTTCTTTTTGTTATCACTATGTATAGTGGTACTAATGTGGTACTTATCATCCCCTCCATGTTACCTTTTTTTTTACTTCGTTATACATGTGTTGCAAGTGAACATGGGGGAGGGGGCGTGTGGGGGTGTGTGGGGGTGTAAGTGTCCGAGAATATCGGACTGTTGGGGGGCGTGTCTGTGTGTGTCTATGTCTGTGGGGGGTGGAGAGTCGTCCAATCCTTTAAATACTATGATAATAATACTAATATTATGAAAACAAGAAAGGAGATGAAAGAAAGAAATAATGACATAACCTTTATATACTAAAGAGTACATATATTATATTGTAGTCTGAAATACAGACTACAACACAACACGGAGGATAACAAAAAATGGCAACAAAATTAATAAGCAAGGACGTAAAACTACACTACGTCGCAAAAAGCAGGCCAAAGTCATTAATCCTCCGAATACCAGCAATGATAAGAGATTTGTTGGAACTCACATACGAGGACACAGTAACAATGGATGTTCTCGTAGAAGATGACGTAAAATGCATAAAAATATATAAAAAAGTGGATTAATGACTTGAAAGGTTACAACTCTTAAGTACGTGCAAAAATTGTTTGGCGACAAGTGACACGTACCTAAGAGTCACCATTAACCTTTTGAGTACAATCATTAGGTACACTATAATATGTCCTACAAATGTACTACGGTACTATTTTTGTAAGATGTTTATTTTATACCTTTTCACCTTTTTTTATATATTCTTTTATGGAGGTATAGAAAATGAATAATAAATACGATATAACCAAAATCAAAACCAAACTAGAAAACGTAAACGCCGAACTAAACAATGACATCAACGAGTTAATCAAAGAAGACCGAGTCGACTACTCAAGGAAAATCAGAGAAATCAAAAACAAAAACATAGAAACATTATTACTCATACATGAGTTAGAATACAAAGGGGTATTATGAGGTTAGTATGGTAATCGAAGAACACATACATTTCCGAGTATCTGCAAAATTCAAGATGCAAGTCATGGAACATGTACGTAAAAAGAAAACTAACCTTACTGACTACTGTATTACTGCTTTAAGACATGAGATGTATGGTCAAACTGATGAAGGTATGGCATGTAGTGAACTTGATCTGATGGAAGAATATATTGCAGAACGTAGAAATCAATTGTCATGCAATAATTCTTCTTCATCTACTTCACAAAAAACACCAAATACTGTGTCACAAACTGTGTCACAAAGTACTTCTACAACACAAACTGTGTCACAAAATAGTGATGTGTCACAAACTGTGTCACAAAATAGTGATGTGTCACAAACTGTGTCACAAAAAGAGGTGGATTATAAACAAATCAACGAATTGGATGATGTATATGACATTCCAACAGCAGTTGCATTAATCCGTAATCGTCGACGATATTCATTCACAGAGTCTATTTCTTATGTCGAATTAGTAGCAGACCGTTGTGGATGTACTTTGAAGGAATTTACCAAAGTATTGGATGAGAACGACATTCATTTGAAATGGGAGTAATGATGTGTCACAAGTTGTGTCACATCTGCGAGGGTATATAGTAGGAGGTGCGTGTCACGTGTTGTGTACATGTGTCACAATAAAATAGGGATATACTTTCGTAGAGTAGTAAGTAAGTAAGTAAGTAAGTAAGTAAGTAAGTAAGTAAGTAAGTAAGTAAGTAAGTAAGTAAGTAAGAGGTAATCCTCACCCAACATTGTTTCACATTAAAGGAAAAAAAATTCATAGATGGTGAAACAAAACATAGTATAACGAGGTGAAACATCCATGAAAACCATGATGAAAATATACATCCAAAAAACCAAACAACTACGAGCACAACCACACAACAAGGAACTGCTCAAAGAACTCACCCAACTAGGCAAACAAATCGACCTAGCACTCACAGGAAAAATATAAAATGAAAAGAAAACTAAAAGCAACCATCCTCGACATCCTAGACGCCTACACACCATGCATAGGAGGAGTACCACTCCCTATGCTAGAATACCACATCCAACATCACCCAGATGGGGGGATGGATGTGACACGGGAGGAACTAGGAGAAGCAATCAAGGAACTGCTTCAAGAAAAACGCATCAGCAGGGATGTAGTTGCATACAAAAAGGAGAGATGATGAAGATGCAAGAACATTGGGAACATGAAAAATGCATAGCATGGGATTTATTACAGGACGGTTGGATAACCGAAGCCGAATACCACGCAAGAATCGTGGCGATTGAAGCAGAAGAAGAAAAATACTACATGGAGGACTGGGCAAATGACCAATAAATTCGAGGGTAGTGACATTCAAAGTTGGATCTATCGATGGGTAGATAATGACACGGAATACACTGACCTTAAGTATCAGTGTAAACAGTTGGAATTGGATATTGAAGAAAAGAAGTATGACCTCATGAATAGTGAGAAGTATAAGGACTTGAAAATCACTGAGAAGAAAATCAAGGCCGATTATGATACTCTTACTATGAGACGTGAGTTACTTCACCTTGAGAAACAACGTGACCAAGCTCGAGGATACAGAGAGAAATGTGAGAAGATAATCAAATACTTAGAAAAGGGAGATGAATAAAATGCAAAGACTAGAAAGATACAGCCTTACAAAAAACAGTGAAATAAAGCCAATACTAAAAATAATGTACCTGCTTGGATTACTAAGCAGGGAAGACCGAAACACGCTCGGATGGAAATAGGAGGGGAACAATAATGGAATTTAATCAAAATTGGATTTTCTTCCAAAATGAAAATGAACAAGTAACCGGAACAATCGCCGCATTCAAACAAACCAAAAACGGCAAAGACTTCATCATACTAGAAGATATCTCTGTTGGCCCGGTACCAGATGGATTTCAAGCACCAGAGAATATCTTTATGAATGTTAATAAGTATCAACGAAATCAGTTAGAGGTTGGTAAGAGGTATACTTTCCGGTGTACGAATGCTGAAACTCGTTTCTTTGATATTCTTCCTGTACAGCATAGTGATTGGGATGTGCATGATGAAGTACAATCTGAGGTACATGCAGGGGTGTCCTCTGAGGATGGGGTATTACGTGATGTTGTGGATTTCATCACTGCAAAGTATGAATCGAAAAAGAAGGAAGCAGAACAATACAAGAAATTATTGGAAGTACTAGGAGGGTTATAAAATGACTTGGTATATTAGTAATGCTTTCAGTCCTAATATGATTCAGGATGAGGGTATAGTCAAGTTTACTCAGATTACGAAAGATGAGTTTGTCAGTGCGGGGGAGTATGCGAATAGTTGTATCGGTCACCCCGAAATAGCGGAGGCGTTTGGCCTTGAGTATAACCGGGAGAGTATATCCTTGTTGCCTGGTGATACACTGTTTATTGTGACACCGGGGCATAGGCCGAAGAATCAACTATACACTTTTGTACCTGAAAGCAAAGGTTGGATTTACCGGAAGGTAGAGGTGCTTGATGTTGATTGATGAGAGTAGGCGTAAGGGCTTGCGTGACTTCATCAGAGAAATTGAAGTCCGGAGGAGCCATGAGAAGATGGAAAAGTATGAGAAGGATGGTGAATGTGATGACGGAGTATGTGAGTTGGATAAGTGACATGGAACTCTACTGGATACTCAAGGATGAGGATTGGGTGCAACCCTCAACCCTTGAAATCCTTGTGAATGAGGAGGTGGATGTACCATGAGTGATGAGTTTATGACCGCAGATGTAGTGCAGTTAACGGATAATCAATTGGAGCGTAAACTAAAAGCGATGCTATTCAAGAAACTTCAACAAGCAAGAGTGGACTTCAAAGATAAACATGTCGAGGCAAGAGGAAGGAATAACTTCAACAACTTCGACTACATAACACTCAAAGACATAGTGAATGAAGCAATACCAATACTATTGCAGAATGACCTATCTATTCATCATAAGTTTTACCTGTCACCTCCACGTGTGGAGTTGGTGGACTTGGAGACGGGTTACAGTGAGGACTTTGGCAGTAACTTTGATGGACAGGTTGATGGGAAGAATCATAATCAGCGACTTCAGGCACTTGGATCTACGGAGTCATACCTACGTCGATACATATATCTTCAAATTTTGGATATTGTAGAGGGTGACCCTGACGCTACGTTTGGTAAACCGGCACCTAAGGAGTCGAAGCCACAACGCAGATACAAGGAGAAAGCAAATAAAAATATTGTCAACTCGTCTCGACTGGATAAGATACGTGAAAGCATCAATGCTGATGCAGAAAAACAAGACGTGCCACCCCTCACAGTAGCAGGGGAATACTTCACATCCAAAAAAATAAACCGTGACGAATTCCGGGCAATCAAAAAACAACTAGGAGGACAACAATGACACTCTACTACACACTCACATACACAGACACAGACAACATCAAGACCAAAAGGTGGTTTCGTAGCAAAGAGCTACGAAATCGCTTCGTACTCCACAACCAATTCGATATGAGAGGGGTTCGGTATGGAACAGAAGAAGTGTGAAGAATGTGGATCATACTTCCTCAATATAGGAGATAGTCACTTCTGTTCTATTGCGTGCTGGGACACGTGGAGACACAAAATGAAAATGAGAAAAAGGAGGGAGGAGAAATGAGAAGAAAAGAAAAACGGGATATGGAAGAAGAGGAATATGAATTCCTCACCTTGCTTCATATACTACGTGGATACAGCAACAAGAAACTTGAGATATTCCTTGACACATTGCAAGCACTCCGACTTGACGAGTCACTTACAGAAGAAGATCTTGTACGTGAATGGGTACTTGCAAGATTGGAGGTGGAAACATGACATATCACATCAAAAGAGGAGAAATACTCAAATACAAGAAACAGTACCTACAAGTGAATCCTCACCTGCATAATGGATTGCTCCCTGAGTATATGCTCATAGCCTTTGACAATTCACTCCCCCCTGATGGTGTGTCGTTAGACTATGCATTCGAGTGGTTCTTACAACATCACATATCGAAAAAACATGGAAGGTCTATTCCATCATATCGATGCAATTTCAGACGATTCTTCTTGTGGATTGCTGATACTGTGGGTGAACATTTCAAAGACTGTACAGATACAGAAGGATGTACAATCCATTATTCTCTCCATGATGGAATACTCGAATGGAGATGAACACATGGAAATTACTATACGCAGGGCAGTAGCAACTGGATTGGCATTGATTTTTGCCTCTGTCATTCTTTTTGTATGTGTCTTGTACATCGTGTTGGCGTGGGTATGGAATTGGGTGATGGATGAGTTATTATGACGGATGAGATAAGAGCATTGATTCACACTATATATATCACGGGGGGTTTTATCCTCCTGTATATATACATGAGGGGAGGACTATGAAACAGAAATACTTGTACGAAAACAACGGATTCTACAGAATTGTATACCACAAATACTATGTGATGGGGGATTATAATAAACAAAAAGTCATGAACGCCTATAAAAAATGCGAAAACGCGGGGTGGAACATGACACAACTCCGCCAAATCCATGACTTATACAAGAAGTATAAAAAAGCAGATGAAGGGATATACCCCAACGAGACAGGGTACATCGTATACGTCAATGCTGCGGGTAGACGCAGATACTGTGGACGATACAAAACACTCAGCGAAGCAAGAAAAATCAAAAAACGAATACTCAACGACCCATCATATGACCCAGTCAAGCACAGAAAACATAGAAGAACAAGCCCCACTCACCCTGACCGGTACATCCGGAAACGACATGGACGATACGAAATAGTATACAACCGGCAAGGATGGGGAACATTCTCCACAATAGAAGAAGCAAGAAAAGAACGAGACCTCCTCGTACAATGTGGTTGGGACTACTCCGAACTGGAGGGACAAGAATGAAAAAGAAAAAGAAAAAGAAAACACTAAAAAATAAAAGAAAACTAATGGAAGAAAGAAGAGAACGGATCATCACCACGGTGATATGGTTATTCGCAGGACTCTGTGGATTACTATTCATTCTTATAGGATTGGGACTTGTATTCCAAATACTCATGGGGTGAAACAGGTGATATCCAAAAAAACTAGAATGGAGGGTGAATAAAGAATGGTAACAGTAGAAATAAGCACAGGTCTGCTAGTGGTATTATTGCTTTCATTTATAATATTTTTGATGATGGAGTACTGGTTTGCAAGATGTGATGTAAGACGGTATCAGCAATGGTATGAGGATATGTGTCACAATTGGAGTCGGGAAATGCGTGAGAACATAAAACTCAAAGAACAATTATACCAACGAAAAGAAGAAGGGGACAGGATAAATGACAAGTGAAAAATTAATTGCAATACGAAGAGAAGAACCCCTGATGCCTCCTAAGTTAGAACTGAATGCGCCTGAAGATAAAATATGTGAATGCGAACAATGCAAACACCTCAAACATTATGTCGCTTTTCAAGGGTATTATAATACTATCTCTACTTATAAATGTAAATATTTATTACGAGATGGGTCATGCAATCATTATGAATGTCGTACTCTTGAGGAATTGTTTAATGATGATGTATGGGATTTTATATTCGGAGAAGAGGAGGATGATGAATAATGACTGTGGAGGTGAATTTGGTTCCTGTTATCAAAAAGGAGATTAAAGGAAACATAACAGATGAACAATTAGAACAAGTCAAACAGGAACTAAGGGAATATTGGGAGGAAAACATATATCAAAAGAATCCTCCTGCTAATCATGATTTTCTTCCAAAAGCAGAAAAAGAACAACTGGAAAAAATCAAGAATGGGGAAATTAAAAACTTATGTAGCTTGAAGAAGAGGAGGATTGATAACTGATGTTCACGAAATGGAATAAAGCATTTAACAAACTACGACATCAACACGACACATGGTACATATTCAAAGACTTCCTAGATATGACCATAGACAATTTCACCCTACCAGGTATGCCTCCATTATTTACTCATACGGACAAGTACACAAAAGAAGAGTACGCAATCTTCGGTGAATTATTTACAGCATACGTGCAAACAATGGATGAAGTATTACAATCGAAGCCGTATTATGATTTTCTTGGTGCATGGTGGGAGAGTGATGTGAACATGACGAATAAGTTCCGGGCTCAGTTTTTCACCCCGCAGGATGTTGCCTCATTGATGGCTGATTTATTGTTGGATGATGGGTTGTTGGGTGATGAGCCACGTGTGATGTATGATTGTTGTGCTGGTAGTGCAAGGTTTGGCTTGGCTTGGCATGACAGGCGTCCCCAGGATATGTTTTTCTTTCAGGATTTGGATGATTATGCTGTGAAGATGAGTGTATTGAATATGCTCATGCATGGTATGAGTGGTGTTGTGGCTCATATGAATTCGTTGACTAGGGAGGTTTTCTGGTGTTGTCGGGTTAATCCGTATCCTGGCTTGTATGGGCCTTTGCCGTATGTTGTCCCGTATGGTGTGGATTTGATAGGGGCGTTACAGTTCTTGCCAAAGGTAAGTGTGGATATGACTGGAGTGCATAATCATATGACAAGTGATGTTGATGTATTGGATGTCAAGGATGAAGCCGAAAAAATCGACTTGGAAACTACACGTGGAGGATTAGATGCATGGATGAAATAGAAATAAAACAGAAAATGGAAGAATATATTCTAGAAATGGATATAAGAGGATATTCCCGAAACACCCTTAAAACGTACAAATCAATATTGAATGGGTTCTATAAATATTTTAAAACATCCCAACCCTCTGGTATTGTTGATAATCTATTAAATGTATTCAAAAAATATATTCAATACTTACGTCATGAAAAGGAAGTGTCACAGAATTACATGAGCCTAACAGTCAATGTCCTAAAATTATTCTTTGAATATATTGGAGTAGAAGGTAGTGATAAAATACAGATACCTAAAAAGACAAAGTCACTCCCCAAAGCATTATCAGAACAAGAAGTGTATGATTTGTTACACGCAAAAGATGATGAAACACAAGATCTTCTCCATATACGAAACAAGTTAATGTTGACAATACTTTACTTTACAGGATTAAGAGTATCTGAGTTATGTAATCTTGAGCTTAATCAGATTGACTTTGATAATCATGCAATCCGAATAAGAGGTAAAGGTGACAAGGATAGGATTGTATTGTATGAAAAGAACACTTCCGACTTATTACAAGAGTACTTGGATAAAAGAGGCACCATTATTGAATATTTGTTCGTTAATAACAAGGGCAAACCCTTGACTCCAAGATATGTTGAGCTAATGATTAAGGAGTATGCAGTATGTGCAGGTATCTCTAAAAGGGTTACGCCTCATATGTTAAGGCATAGTTTTGCTACTCATTTGTTGAGGAATGGTGTGGATATTAGAGGTATTCAACAGTTGTTGGGCCATAGTAGTTTGAGTACTACACAAATTTATACGAGTATGGATATGGGTACTATCCGTCATTGTTATAATGGAGCATGGGGGCGTGTTGGTGAAAACAAAAGAAGAATACACAACAAAACAAATACAAAGAGTACTGCATAACCAACAAATCATATTGGATATGACCAGACCTCATTTGAAAAATAAAGACTTAGAATTGCTGTATAGTTGTGCAAATGATAGTATGTGTAGACTTGAAGGAATACTCCACTACCAGGATACAGTGGAACTGGAAGAGGAGGATATGGAATGATTCGACAAACAATACACTATGGTGATTGCTATGAGGACACCCTAGTACTCACAGACAACACATACCTTCACACATTCATGCACATATCATTTTCACCTGTCAAAACGGATAAGAAACATTGGGAAGCAACACTCACCCCTGATGAAGCGTATATGTTGTATGCATGGCTTGTACGTGTAATAGGTGATGAGAGAGTAACGTTGTCGGATGATATGTTGGATGGGTTGATGGAGTTGTATGATAGGATGACTGATATGGTGAGAAAACGTGCATGGGTGGATATGTATCTTACATATGTGTGTGAGGAGGATTGAACTGGTATGGTGAAATGTGATGAATGTATGATGTACGACCCATATGATGAGAATTACAAGGAGAAGAAAAGGAGGAGATAATATGTTACACGCAGAAAATATCGAATACCTATGGAATCACAGGTGCGAATACATCAATGTGCAAGGAGTACTCCTCGATGAAGAACAAACAATGTACCTCATTGAAGTACTCAAGGAGTGTAAGATACCAGGTGATGATTGTTATCTGTGGAACACAACCATCATTTCAACGGTCATGGAGTATATTGGTAGGGGTGAAACACCAAGTGATTGTGCAAGACAACTTGAAAAAGAAAACAAGATGGTGATGGAATATGCCTAACTGTTGCAACTGCATATATTTTCGAGTAGTAGTAGTTGACGATAAGTTACTTGCATCATGTATCCTCTCAGAGGATATCATACCACGCACAGAGAAAGTATGCATATTCTACCGAGAACACGAGGAGGTGAAAACCTAATGCGAAAACAAGAATACATACGACAACTATGGGAAAACCAAAAACGATGGGCAAAAGACATAGCCGAAGCATACTCAATTAACAACCTCCTCCCACATACAATCGATGAATGTTCCAACCCCATACAAAAAGCAGCAAAAAACGCAGTAACTCGTATACTACAAGCAGAGGAATACAGACAACAAGACGGACAGGAGTACATGGAAACTGAAGATGAAATAATAATATACAATGGAGTAAAACAAGCATGTAAACTACTGAAGTTTGGAGTACATGGTGACAAAGCAAGACCGTACCATTGTAATGATGGGAGAAGATACTGGGAAAAGGGGGAAACATCCATGTTTATGGCACAGTTTATGCATTGTCTGTGGAATGATCATCCCTCTATCTTTGTTGATAGTTATTACAAGAATACATTACTTTTTATCCGTGCGGGGTGTAATGTTGTTACCCCCTTATGACCCAAATACTTCCCACTATTTTTTACTTTTTTTCACTATCTACACTTAGTACTGCATGGAGTCTCAATGTAGAGGTTGTTTCTCCACAGTATCCATAGTTATATGTCATTGGGTCAATCATAATATGGAATATCAAAACATGAAAGTAGGAGAAATTCAACATGAACAAAAAAGAAAACAAAACAGAACATAAAACAGAACATAAAATAGACGGAAGTCAAAAACTAAAAGACATAACTCACTTAAAAGAGTTACCTGCAACAGCATTCGATACAGATGCAGGTTCAAAGCCAATAAGTGCATTCATCGAAAAATATAATGCAGGGTTAATTGATTACCCATCCATGCAAAGGGGGGAAGTCTGGACGGACAAAGATCAGTCTGAGTTAATTGAAAGTCTTATACGGGGAATTCCTATTCCACCAGTATACATCAACAGATGTACTAAAGATGACGGAAAAGTATGGGAAGTACTTGATGGAAGACAGAGAATCACAGCCTTAATGGACTTCTTTGTAGAAAACCTCGTCCACATAAACAAAAACCTCCCCAAAGATTATGAAAATCTCTTCAACTACAGGTATGGAGATATCGAAGAGACAAATCCATTATTCGCAGGAAAATTCACCTCTCTACAACTACCTGTAATATGGATGGATAATGCACCAGATGAACTTAAAAAGGAATTCTTCCAAAAACTGAATAAAAGTGGTAAAGCACTCACTGCTGGGGAACTTGCACATTCATCACTTGATCCGGCAAAAGGATATATGGTTTCATTGCTTAAAACACCATTCTATGAGAAGAACGTGCAAATAACATCTAGATTCGCACAGTATGTGCCTGCCTCAAAAATAGTACATTTCATTTATAAATCCCTCCAGAAGGACAAAACATTCGAGTACAATCCACTTGAACTTAACGGTTGGAAGAATAGAATATCTCGAAATGCAGGGAATATTCAAACGGACTTAGATAACTTGCATGCATCAAGAAATGAACAATTCCATACTTGTCTTGAAACAGAGGTGGAACGTGTATGTACCCTCATCAATGAGATATTTGGTGACCTGGAAATAGAATGTCCCAACAGTAAATTAGTTACTAATATGATTATTTCATTATTAATCCTTGAGGATAAATCCAATGCTACTGCTATGGGACATGATGAACTCAGAAAAGCATTCAAAGGATTAGTAGAATTATGGAATGCTGGCCGTTCACCTCACCTACGTCAGAAGATGAGAACCGAGTTAAATAATATCACAAATGATGAAGCAGTATGGATAAATGAATGTGATAAACTTGAATCAATGTCAAAAACATCCCTCGCTGATGTGTTGGAGAATCTACGTAATGATGTGTATTCAAATTATGTTTAATCACCCCAAACTTTCTAAACAATGGATGTGGTGATTTCCAATGACAAGCATAATGAACTTAGGATTATCAGATACAGAATTGAAGTATTATAAACACTGGGTTGAATGTACTCAAAAGAGTAGTATCCAAGAGTATGAGACAGAACGGATAAGACAGAAACTACAATCCCTTCGAAAACAAGAGGGTCGATGCAATCAAAGAAGTATCCACCTTCAAAAAGGGGAATACAAAGGATCTTGTACGTGGCTTACCCGTAGAAATGCATATGTGATAAAAGTATGGACATCTGAAAAAAAAATGTACTATGGCTTCTTTAAGAGTTTGTATTTGGCGGAGTTGGAGTTGCAACGATTGTTTAAAGTTGACGAATGTGTGTTATGGGATACAGCACGTAAACAACAACGCTATTATTGTGAACAGCATCGAATAACAACTCGTCCCAAGATTACAGACCATACTGAAAATATTGTACAGATAACGAAAGATAGGGGTAATGTGACGTTAATCTTCAAAAAACAATACACTGACCCTATAACCTCTGAACAGAAAAAAACTATCTGGTGGGGTAAATCTTGGTTTAAATACTTCTCTAAGAAGCAAATTATTGAGGAATGTGTCAAGTTGGATGATGGTGCTGAGATTATTCAATATCGTGAAGACCTTCGACAGAGAAGGAAAAAATACCTATCCTCTAAGAAGAAAGAGACACAACAAATGGAGGATAATACTGATGACTGATGAAAAACAACAAAAAATATCCCAGATCCAAGAGGTACTTCAAGCACATCTACGAAGCATAGGATGTGCAACCTGTGAAGGAAACAAAGAAAAAAAATACTGCCAATACTGCACACCAATCCAACACAATAATATGTGGCGGTTGGGTAGTGAATACTCCCGTGTAATCGCGGAGGATATACTGGAGTTGTTTGGTTGATTATTCACTCTTCTCCTTTTCTCTTTTTTTTATGACTGTTTTGTTCCTATTTTGTGAACATTTGTTCTATAATTGTGAAATAATACAAAGTACAAACAATATACACAAGAAAACAAGGGAAAGAACAAGAAGTACCCCTCATGTTCTTCCTCTCATGTACACGACCACCAATGATAACCTGATACAACACACTTCTGCGACAGAAAAAAAACACCTCCAATTCACATATAACAAAAAAAAGAATAATGATTTCAACATCTCTTATTCAGTTCAAAATAATGGTTCAAAAAGATAATTCTATAAACGTTATTTCTCCAAAAGAAACGGAAAAAGAAGGGAATACTCCTACTTCCTCAAAAAAAATAATAGAGTAATTAACAACCAAAAATGGATACAATTGTAGCATATCACCAAAAACGGGGGGAAAAGCATACAGCACACACGGAGGCGTATGTACCAATACAAAGAAATTACTGGGGGTGAGCATCAAAATCTGACAGAAGTGCCAATCCCACAAGAAAATGACAAAAAGATAAGTGGTGGTACATGAGGGGAAGAACACACAAAAAAAATAATACGAGAGAAACACACAGGGAGGAAAACAATATGAACAACACAACCCAAAACCTCATACTCATCATACTCGGAATAATCGCACTCACAACACTCATACAAGGAAACGACATCACAATCACAACCACCATTATCGGAATACTCGGAGGATACCTCACAGGAAAAACACTCACAGAAAAACAAGAAGAAATACTACGGGAGAACAATGACACCAAAAACGAAACAGACACCCAATGAAGAAGACCCACCCCGAACAGACGCCCGATTTCTTGACTACCGATTAACACAACTAGAAAACAAACTCGAAAAAGGCTTAACCACAATCGAACAAGAACAAAACAAATACAACCTCGAAATACTCAAAACACTACAAACAATACAAGACGGACAAATCAAAACAACAGAAACACTCGCACAAATAAAAGAAAGACAAACAAACGTAGAAGAAAAACTCAAATGCATAGACAAACTCAAAGAAATCACAAGCAAAAACAGCGAAAGAATACGAAACAACTACGAATCCACCAACCACAGAATCGACATCGTACAAAAAATACTATTCGCAATCGGAGGAGCAGCAGTCAGCGCACTATTCGCAGCAATACTCAGCATCATCCAAATGTTCCTACTCCGATAACACCCCAAAAAAAAGTAGAGAGAGAAACCCCCGAGGAGATGAGCATGATACAAATACTCCAAACACACAAAAAAGACATCCTCTACAAAACAGAGGACGGAAAAATACACGTCACCACCGACAAAAACAACCCACAGATAAAAGAAGCACTACAACACTACAAGGAGGAAAAAACATGATACAAATACTCAAAGCAAACCAAAAAGAAATAATCGTCAAACAAGGACAAAGCATATACAGCACCACACCAGAAACCGCAACACCCGAAGTACAACAAGCACTACAACAATACAAGAAAGAAACCAAAAAACAAGACACTAAGAAACAAGAAGACAAAAAAACCACCAAGAAAACCAACACCAAAAACAAACAAACCAACAAAAAACAACCAACAAAACAAGAATAAAACCTACTCCCCACCAAAAAATAATATATATCTCCCCCAACCCATATAAAACCCCAATAAAACAACAAAAAAACCCAAAAAGGAAAACAGAGAAAAAATGGTAGACATCACACGCCAATGGCAAAAACCCATACGCACAAAAAAACTACGAGAAACACCCGCCGCCTACATGACATTCAAAATCAGCTGCCAAAACCCACACTGGACACACGAACAACTCAGCAAACACACTGGACACTCAATATACACCATACAAGAATGGAGCAGTAAATACTACCATCGCACTCGAAAAGAAGCTTATTTTCAACACCTCCAAGATGAAATGGAGGAACAAATTGTCAAAGTCAAACACAACGACCTCACAAGTCACATTGAACGCCAACCTCGAGACCAAAAGCTCATAGACAACGACAAATTGATTCTTGAAACAATGCAACAAGCACTACTACAAAAACTTGAATTTGGACAAGAAATCACTCGTGAAGAAATACAAGAGTACGTGCAATTCAAAGATTCATACGTGAAATCGCAGAAAGAACACGCAGCAACAACACAGACTGTTCTCAGAAATGTCTACGAGGGAGTAGACCCTGATGCATTCAATCATGAAGAACTCAGCGCAGGTGCAAGAAGACTCATCGAATCCCTCCGCGAACGAAGACAAACCGATAAGGAGGATGAAAAGGATGAATGATACCAACACGTTCAACTGGCAGCCCTTCAGCCCAGTTGCAGAAGATTACCTACTTCAGAGTACGCGGTGGATCAATGTTGCCGTTGGGTCAATCAGAAGTGGGAAAACAATAGTAGCACTCACAAGATTCATTGAATACATCCTCACCTCAGAAAACTCGGATTTCATGATTGTCGGGAAAACACTCACAACCCTTGAAAGAAATGTTGTACGTCCATTTATGAAAATGTTACACGCTCTGGGTATTCCTGCCGAGCATAACAGGTACTTGAATGAGATATATTTCTACGATGATACTGTATGTCTCTTCGGAGTCGGAAAGAAAGGTGATGATGAGAAGATTCAAGGAAGTACGTTTGGTGGAACACTCATTGATGAGGGAACAGTCATCACCGAGGACGGATTCAAGATGATACTGTCAAGAAATAGTCTACCCGACTCAAAGATATTCATCACGTGCAACCCAGCGAATCCGAATCACTACTTGTACAAGGAGTACATCTCCAACATGGAAATGTATCATGAGGGAATCTGCAAGGTGTGGACATTCAGACTTGAAGACAACACCACCCTCACGGATCAGTACGTGCAAAACCTCAAGGCAAGTTATCCACCAGATAGCTTGTTTTATAAGCGATATATTGAGGGGCTCTGGGTGTCAGGGCAGGGGGCAATCTACGCACACTTCGATGACAACAATATCTACACTGAGGACAAACCCCTCACAGACTTCGACTACATGGACTTGGGAAGCGACTACGGTGCAAGCAGTACCACGTGTTGGAATCTCATAGGAGTACAATGCTACGAAGACCACAATGAATACTATGTCATTGATGAGGGAGGATACAATGCAGAACAAGAAGGAGTCAGTATCACAAACACTCAGATTGCAGAGATGATACAAGAAATGCAAGACCATTACCAACTCGATGAGGATAGTGTGTTCTACTGTTCACATGATGCAACCAGCCTGGAAACAGAGCTTCTTCATCGTGATGATATACACTTGGATGTGCAAAAATATATGCCTGACACGTTGGAATGTATTGGGGTGATTTCGGATTTGATGTACAAGAATCATTTCCATATACACGAGCGTTGTACTCGTACTATTGAATGTATACAGTCGTATGAGTGGGACGCAGCGGCTGCTCGTCGTGGTGAGGACAAACCTCATAAGGTTGATGACCACTTCTGTGATAGTCTTCGTGCGCCAATCATGAAACACAGATTTGATGAAGAGTCTGAATTACTTGGGGGATTGTTGTACTTATGAAGGAGGGAAAGAAGAATGATAGTTTACTCATTGAATCATAAAGATACTCCCACAGTACCATTTTACTTTGGGATAACAAACAATGTAGAACGAAGATTCAAAGAACATCAAAGGCAATATGAAAGACATCATCCATATATCCTGCAGAAAGATGATTTCATTATCCACCCGTTATATGATACAGGAGATAATGAATATTCACAAATGCTTGCAGAGAAGATAGAAACGAATCTCATCAAACAATATGCTACATTGAATTATGGAAGTAATAGGGTGTATGATATCAGAGTTTACTTTGAGAAGAATAGGGGAGTCACTCTTGATAATCATAGTACGCCTCAATCCATAGCCAAAGCGAAGCAAACAAGAGAAAAAAACCGACATAAAAAATTCAAGAAAGTCATACGAGCAATCAAGGAAGACCCCTATCAATATACGGTTGAAGAAATCTCTGAAATGACTGGGATGGATAGGGGGGCATTGGATGGATATACAAAAAAGTATCATAGTGTCCCCTTTTTGAAATGGATTCAAAAGTATCAACTATTATGGATGGAATGTATTAAGACAAAGTGGGATTAGTGTTCAAGCAACTTGCGTGATTGGAGGATGCAGGGTGGGACTCAAAAATAAAGAATGATAAAATCACGCAAAAACAAAGAAGACGTGAAAAAAACAACAAATAAAAAAAAACAGGAAAGGAGGCAAAGAACAAAGATGGGAATACTACAAAACATACGAAACAAACTACCAACACTACGACACGATAACACACAATACACACAACTCACCAACTACCTACACCCAATCACAACCACGACAAACACTGAAATATACCATGAAGCAATGCAAAACGTAGACGTCCATGTTTGCCTTCAAACATACAAAAATACTGCACTCGCGTGTGACTTCAACATCGACAGTGACACAATCGAAAATGATGACACACTCACAAACAACTACCTTGAACGATTATTCCATCAACCAGAAGGATACAATAGCTTCACTAGTTGGGCTGATACGAATAGTCTAATATGGGATAGCTTGTTGGCGATGGGTGATTGCTTCTTCGAGATAAGCACAGATCCACAGTACAATGTTTTTAATGGATTTAAGTATATTCACAATGAAGACATCATGTGGAATAATGAGAATGATTGTTTTGCTCTCAGGTATCAGCCTGATGTATTCTATGAGCCTGATGAGTTGATTCATATCAAGCAGCCGAATCCAAGACGGACTCGTAGTGTATGGGGAGTTAGTAAGATTAATATTTGTGCTGATTGGATTGCACTCAGCAGGAATGCTCTTCGATTCAACAATGACTTATTGTTGAATGATGGTCTTGACCCAAACACAATCCTCAGCTATGATAAGGATGTGCCGGACAAGAACTTTGTAGCAGAACTCAAACGACTATCCGCAGAGAAACAAGCAGCAAAACAGTCAGGCAAAAAAACACTCATGGCAGTCAAAGGTGCAACAGTACAAAGCAACATCAGAAGTAACAGGGACATGAACTACCTTGAACTTCTCAAGTTTGCACGTGACCAAATCATACGGACATTCCAAGTGCCACCACAACTTGCAGGTATTATTGAAACCGCATCGTTGGGTAGTGGTAGTGGTGACAGTCAAAAGAAAGACTGGAAAAACACATTCGATGGTGCAAAAGCCTGCGTGGAAAATGCATTCAACAACACACTCAAACATCATGGCTTCCAAGAACGTTTCCATTATCAAGCTCTTGACGTGATAGACGAGATGTACGATGCACAGGTCAACCAAATATACCTCAATACTGGTGTATACACGATTGATGAAGTACGAAACACTCTTGGACTTGACAAGATGACAAGAAACAGTTGGGGTGACTACTACAGATGATAGACGGAACAATACGGCGAATCATCTCTGACTCAGAGCGAAGACGACTCGAAACACTCCTCGAAGAGAACATCATCGGAGGATTCGCAGAGATAGTTGACCGAACAACCGAATGGATTAGTACTCCTGCCGCTCGTGATTTCTTCTTCAAACGTAATCAGATGTTGCATTCATTCTTCCGTGAAAGTGGAATACAAGAGGAATGGAACAATATCATCGAGAGAAGAGCAATACGAGGAGCAGACATTGCAGAACAAATATATGATTATGCACGGAAAGTCAATGCTCCTGAGGGACTTGTCGAGTA